ACGTCCCAGAGTCGGTTAAGGTCTGTTATGACTACCAAGCAGCAGGGTCTGATCCTGTAACAATTACACTAGCCGTAGTCAAAGGCGACGGCGTAGCTCGCTACCGTCGATTCCGGTTTAGTAATCCATCGGCTGAGGTTAAGAACATTAAGCTTCTACTCAAGCGGGCGTGGGAGCCTGTCCTTGTTCAAGACGATCTGATCTATCTAGGTAACCTAAACGCCATTAAACACGGCCTTTTGGGCATGCTGGCAGAGGACAACGCTGATTTAGAACGCGCTCAATACCACTGGACGATTTGCCAAAAGCTTCTGGACGAGGAATTAGACGCTGCCAGAGGAGCCGCCAAACCAAGAATTTCTTTAGATCCATCAGGATCTGGGTCCACCATCCCTAATATAATGTAAAATGTTTCAACACATCACACACCCTATCTCAGGAATCGCCGCTTCTGCGCTAGCTTTTATGTCTACTTTACCTGAAAGCTTAGACATGGGCATCCGGCTATTATCGACTTTTCTCGGCTTGATTATCGCCGTCCTCTCTGCCATAATGGCCGTTGAAAAATTTCGCAACCGCAAGAAATGATTAATTACATTTTAGAAAACAAAGAACAACTCTTCGGGGTTGTCACCGCCATCATCGCAGCCGCTTCTGCTATCGCTGCCCTTACACCTACGCCGAAGGATGATACCGTTATCGGTAAGGTATACAAGATCGTTGACTGGCTCGCGCTTAACGTGTTCAAGGCTAAAGATAAGTGATCAAACTCATTACGGAGCTAATTAAAGCGTACGTGGCGATGCTGAACTGGAAAAGAAGGGTATTCATTTATGAACTGGAAGATGAAATCGACGATCTCGCTGCTGACGGCTCTCCTGCTGCCAAGCTGCGTATCGAGAGGATATCGAGACGCCTCCGCTTTGAACAGAAGTGCGCTCTACGATCCTCCAACAGTGACCTTAATTAACGGCGCTGAGTATCGCTTTAAGGAAGGTATCTTCGTTGGAAGCGGTCAGAAGTTTCACAGTGACTACAGCTACCGACGAGCCATCATCATTGCTAAATGAAGCCCAACGAAATACTCGATAAGATTTTAGATTTGATAGCCGCCTACAGAGCGGCTAAAGTTCTTAAGCGTAAGAAAGTTAAAAAATTAAAGCGGGCTGCGATTTGCATAGGTCACAGCCGCATCGGCGATCAAGGAGCGAGTTCCGTCGGAGGTGTGGATGAATGGACGTTTAATAAAAAGGTCGCCGACCTATTACAAAAGCAATTACGTCACCAAGGTATAAACTCGGTTGTGTTCGATGATTACCCATCAGAGAGCTATGGACGTGCGATGGATTGGATTGGGCAGAGCGTAGAAAAAGAAAAGTGTGATATTGCGATTGAGTTACATTTTAACAGTTACTCCAGCTCGAAAGCAGAGGGATACGAATATTTATATTACCACACCAGCAACAACGGGCGTCGTTTAGCCGAGTGTTTCCGAAAAGCTCACTCTGAAACCTTTAAAGTGCAGAAGGACAGAGGCGTAAAGGCGATTGAGCCAGACGGTCGCGGAGCCAGATTCTTACGGAGTGTCCCACCACCAGCCGTAATATGTGAGCCTTTCTTCGGCAGTTCCCCGAAGGAATGGATTCTCTTTGACGCAAAGCACTCACTACTAGCCGACGTATACGCACAAGCGATTGTCGAATACTTTAACAACGCATGAGAAACTACCGAAAAGAATACGACAACTACCAAGGTAAACCGGAACAGAAAAAGAATCGGGCTAGCCGTAATGGCGCACGCCGAAAGATGAAGAAGATTTTAGGCAAGCGGGTCAAAGGTAAAGACGTTGACCACAAAGATGGAAATCCAAAAAACAACTCACGTAAAAATTTAAGGTTACTCAGTAAATCAAGGAACAGATCTAAAAAGTGAAATCGCTAAAATCAGTCATGATCGCTGGTCAGCGGATCAAGATCCAAAAGGCTGATTTAGAAGATTGCTACGGACAGTATTTACACGAAAAACGAATAATCCAGTTACACAAGAAACTACCAGAAAACGAAATAATACCAACTTTACGTCATGAAATGTTACACGCCGCTTTCCATATCTCTGGCATCTCGTTTTGCGAGAGCTTTCAGGAAGAAGCCTGTATCCGTTGCATCGACGAAGTTTTCTTTCCGGCTTACGAACGAATCCTTAAACGCTTAAAATGAAAAATAAATCAAAAGTCAACGAGGCGGGCAACTACACGAAGCCTACAATGAGGAAGCGTTTATTTAATTCGATCAAAGCAGGAACAAAAGGCGGCAGAGCCGGACAATGGTCAGCCCGCAAAGCACAACTACTAGCAGCACGATACAAGAAAAACGGAGGAGGATACAGAGACTAATGAAACAATTTAAACCACACATGATGTATGATAAGTCTGGAAAGGCTTATAAAGCCAACACTTACGAACAACATTTAGCTATGAAGAAAAAAGGATACGGACACGCAAAGCCAGCAAGTAAACCATCGACTAAGTCTTCTACTAAGAAGAAGGCTAAAAAAATCATCCGCAAACGCTCCGGTTACTAATGCCTAAGAAAGCTTCACAGAGATCTCTCGACAACTGGACAGGAAAGAAATGGGGAACCAAGTCTGGTAAGCCTTCACTGAAGACAGGTGAGCGGTATTTGCCGAAGGCTGCGCGTGAAGCTTTAACCGACGAAGAGTATGCCCAAACCAGTCGCAAGAAACGTAAGGGTATGAAGGCCGGTAAACAGTTTGTTAAGCAGCCTAAGAAGATCGCAGATAAAACTGCACGCTACCGGAGTAAAAGCAGCATCCTTAAAAAGGCACGTAAGAAATGATCTATCAGACGTTAGAAAAAATAATTAAACTTCTTCAAGAGATTTTAAAAAATCTTAGGGAACAAAGTTCTAGCTCTAGCTCTAGCTCTAGCTCTAGCTCTAGCTCTAGCTCTAGCTCTAGCTCTAGTTCTAGTTCTAGTTCTAGTTCTAGTTCTAGTTCTAGTTCTAGTTTTAGCTCTACACCTTGGCCTCGCTTTAAGTATCTAGAAGGCGAGTTCAAAGGAAACTTAACTAAGACGCGCACGATGGCTCTTGGCGATGACGGCACAATCCATTCATTGGGCTATAAGTCAGACGTGCATATTAAAACCGATACTGCGGCTGATCGAATCGAGAGACAGGCTTCGGGATACAGGGGATTCATTGGTAATGTCGAAGCATCCGACGGATACACTTACTTTCTACCAGCTTACGCAAGTGCAATAGCAAAACTAAACAGAAAAATTGGACTGATTTCTCTAGAAAAGAAATTCAGGATGAGTCCTCAAGTAAGATCAGGAGCAGAAGGCAACAACGGAATCATCTATATGCCGTCTTACACCAAGACGCTACAGATGTTTACCTATGATACTAAGACAAAACAAGTATCTTCATTTACCCCACCTAAACCAAATAGGTTTACAATGTTTAACCACATTTGGGGAGCGGCTACTGATAAGAAAAAAGAGGTATACATGCCCCCAGCGTTGGGAACAAGTGTCGCTAAGATTGATAAAGACGGAGTTTTTAAATACTTAGATGGCCCGCCCGTTACGTCGGGAGTGTCTGGATTCTCGGTAAAGTATGTAGGCGCTACTTATGTTGAGGCCGTAGATAAAATCTTCTGTCTACCGCGACAAGGTAAAAGATTCTTGGTAATCAACTGCGGAGACGATACCTATCAAGAGTTTAAACTACCCGAAGATTACCTCTCGGTTGCTAATAAGAACAAAAATTTTCAAGGTTATCTTGGGCCTGATGGTTGGTTGTATAGTGCTTTCTGGGCAGATACGAAATGTTTTCGGATTAACCCAACCACGCTTGAGTTTCAGTGGAAAGATTACGAGCATGACTTCATGGATGGGAAACCCACAGCTAAAGAAGGTTCTGGCATAATGAGCCTTGGAACCGGATACTCGACGGCAGCCTTAGTTAAAGGTAGCAACGTTTATTTAGGGTTAGCTGGGACATCTAGAGCAATCAAACTTGAGTTTGATGCTTAACCAAATAAATTTTGAGTCGATTCATACTCTACATACCTACACCAGAAGATGTCGCTGAGGCGTGCCGAAGGTCCGACGCTTTAGGCAATCTCAGGACATCGTTCACTAATGGAAAAGGAAACATGACTGGCTTCTTAGGTGAAGTCGCTTTTGAGAAAACCTTTAAGCAGTTCGACTACGTAGGGGACAAGTCCTACACCCACGATTACGAATATAAAGGTCTTAAGGTTGACGTTAAGGCTAAGAGTTGCAACACCCCACCTAAACTAAACTACAATGCTTCTGTTGTCAGGACTAAGTTTAGTAAGTTTGAAGCCGACGTATACTTCTTTATGCGCGTTCACAAAGGTCTACGGAAGGTATGGCTCTGTGGCTGGTCCCCTAAGAAGTCTATTATACACAAGAAACGATTCAACGAGAGAGGCGAGCGTGACGCAGACGGATTTCGTTTTAAAGCTGACGGCTACAACATCGAGATTAAGAGAACTCGTCGGCCTGATGCGTTCGAGTCACTTCTCCTCCGGAGGTAGGCAATTATGGTGGATGTGGCCCGCCTTTCTATAGACGGGCCTTATACCATTCGGAGCTACGAAATCTACAAACTCACTGAGAGGGGCATCTAAGTAAGCATCTATAACAGATGGGTCACCTCCAATTTGTTCTAGAATCTGCCGAAGTTCCATCCAAAACTCACCGCAAAGTTCCTGCCTCCTGATCTGAAGATCTTCGTTTGTCATCCGCTTTATAACCTATATCGTAAATCTCACTCAGGTCAATGCTCCACAATTTACCCCCACCTTGTCCTTGAGAAATAACAGGACGGATCTTGTTATTGACCCGACTTGCTTCTTCAAGAGTTATCATCCCTCTTCGACAGAACTCCAAATTACGGGAAGAACCTACGTCACGTCCGTTGTTTAACTCGTGGAGGGTCACCTGAAACTCAGTAAGAGTCCCGCTCCATATATCTAAGTCAGGGTAAACTTCACGGCAACGCTTGGCGAAGAATTCAACCAACTCTGCAATCGAGCTACGGCTGCTGTTATCATACGCGGCGTCTGCGATGGTAGGTTCGATGTATGACTTAACTCCGAACCGACCAACATCCTTTACTCCTTGGGGAACCTCCCAGTCGAGTAGGAACCTACCGAAGTGCGGTAGCTCTTGTTCGATGGTAGCCTCAAGCTGCGCGTTATCAGGAAAACTATTGGTAGACTTATCGCTGATCAACAAGGCCATGAGCTTATCTCGATTACTGGTATCCAGAGAAGGAATCACTGACAACGAGTTGGCGTCCATGTTCAGAGACAAGATAACTCGCCCTGTCCAAGGAATCGACATGGCGTCCGCATACTTAGCCATATACTCGACTCTAGGATTGGCTACCGCACGCTTGAGCAGTTCAGTCGCACGTCTCTGGTCTTGGAAGCTAGCTGCTGAGGTCGTATCGTCAATAACCCATGAGGCGACACGACCTAAGTCTTTGTTAAACTTCGTCTGACCTGACAGATAATCAGACGCATCAGAGAAACCCCCTACGAGACCGCTGATAATTTTGTTCGACAATAGCGACTTGCCGCGACCTGTCGGCCCGACCAGCAGCAGAGCTTGTCCCTGTAAGGGAACCCTATCCAAAACCGCAGTGTAGAAACGCTGCATCCACGAGTAAAAATAATCTAAGGCCGAGTTCTTTGAGCTATCCACAAATAGCTGATTCAACCAATGATGGAGGAACGGCCACTTTGACGGGTCGCCGTCGGAGTCAGGGTCAACCGGAACTAGGTTAGAGCAGTTAAGAATCCGGCTAGCGTTATATGATACAATGCGTTCTTTTGAGAACACGACAGGAGCGATCTCGTCAATCCGGTTGTTGTTACTGACTGTCAGAAGAGCTTCTTCTACTTCACTGATTGCTCTCCCTCTTCTTACTCTGACAGAGAAGCCCGCCTGACGCAGCTCAAGAAGAAGTTGTTCCTTCGGTATTGAAACAGCGTTACCATACAGAAGCTTGAAGAAGGTCTTACCATTAAACCAGTATTCGTCGAGGAGGTTAGCCAGCTTCTTGGTCTCATAGTCTTTGACGAATGAACTACCAAAGATTTCTGACCAACTCATGAATCCTTTGCCAGCTCTGTCTGAATAACAGACGATACCATCTTCTACAATCTGACAACCATCACGGTCAATACCGTCATCAATCCAGAACAGTGGTCCTCTGGCTCCTACTTCAAATTCACCGAACCACCGATTCGGGAATCGGGATTCGACTTCAGAGGCGACCACATCTAAAGGGATTGATGTGTCAGAAGACTCTGGCGGCTTAGAAGATACAGCTTTCGATAGGCAGGCGTGGACTATGCCTGTTGGGGTCTCGTTTCCGGTTTTAATCCAATCTTCACCTAACTCAAAATATTGATTAGGTTTTAGCGAAGTCTTATCAAATCCAGCGAACAACTTATCCATCTTCAAAGCCTTGTTTATGTAGCCCATAAACGAGTCATACATAGATGGATCGATTGGTATAACAGCTTCAAATTCCCAAACCAGTCGTAGGTAACCACTTTGGGTTCGGCTGGCCCATGTAGGAGTCGGAATAGAGGCACAGGCATTCGCTAGTTTATTCTGAAAAGATTTCCAATCAACGGGCGCATCGTAATCGGCTACTACTCCGTGAATCTTGTGGACAGGGTTGTCGTTGCTGACTCTTTTAGAAGGCGCACGCCCTTCGACACAAGAATAGAATACATGATCAGTATTACTATTGCTACACCATTCTCGGTAGTCTGCTTTATTCTTAAAGTTTGGTTTAGCTAGCTTCAGGTTATTGAGGGCATTAGCTTTCTGGGCTTTACTGTCGCGTAGGTTACGCAAATATCTGTAGGTCATTATTTTTGGTATTGGGTTAGAATTTCTCCCTCTGCATCCAGAGGAATATCGCTAATCCACTCAGGAGGAGTGGACATAATTTGGGTAATTTTTTGTAGGGTTTCTTCAGCTTTATCTTCATCACACTCGCAGATTACTTCATCATGAACGTGGAAGATAATATTTATGCCTGCCTTGTCGATCTCTAACATCATGAAACTAAAAATATCTCTGGCCAAAGCCTGCGAGAGATTCTCAGCGAGGACTCCACCCCATAGTTTCATGATGCGTTTCTGACCATTTCGGTTAATACTGGAGACAAACTGAACTCGTCCTTGAGCCAGAGTCTTGCGAAGATTTCCGTAGTTAAGCGACCTTCCTGACGGGAGTGTCAGAGACAGGCGACCAGCATTATACGCTTTATCGACTTCTTTGTCCAGTTTCTTCCAGTAGCGGGGAACCTTCGCGAGCTTCCTCCGGTAAAGATTGACAGCGTCTTGAGCTTCTTGCAGAGGCATATCATACATCTCAGCAAACCGTTTAGCACCTGCACCGTAGCCGCAGCCTAATACGAGAGCCTTTACTTTGTGCCTCAGCTTGGCATCTTCCTTCTTCAGGACTCCTTTATCTTCAGACCACAGGCCGAATTGGATTGCGAACGCTTCGTAAATGTCATCGGATGCTTCGATAGCATCCATCGTGTCTCGGTCGCCAGATAACCAGCATAGAGTGCGGACTTCGATTTGTGAGAGGTCAACAACGACTAGCTTCTTACCTTCAGGAGCAGTAATCAAATTACGCATATTGACTCCGAACATACCTTCTCTCGGCAAATTCTGGAGATTGAGATTTCCGCCACTGCCACTAAAGCGTCCGGTGTGTCCACCAAAATACATGATGCCCCCGTAGTATCGGTTGTCTGGCATGGTAGCGTGGTCGAAACTTTCGAGTTTTTTCTTGATCGTGTTAATGCGACGCCAGTTCGTTACGGCCTCAATCCATTTGTATTTGTGGCCGTGTGCGAGTATCCATCTCTGGGCATCAACATCAGTCTTAGCGAGAGAAGCAGGCGGTTCAATGCCTAACTCGATACAATGCTCGTCAAATGCTTTACGGCTAAGTAGGGGCTTTTCGTCGGCCCAAGGAATCGCCTTTTCAGTTTCAAAAATGAGTTCATTGATTGTCTCTTTCGCTTTACGTAAAGCACCCACATCAATCGGGATTCCTCTCTGGACGATACGTCGGTTAGTGACGCTGATGTCTCGCTCAAACTGAGACCATTTAGCCTCATAAGCCTTCCACAGACGGAGGCAGAGAACAGAGTCCTTGATGGCGTATTCTTCTACTTCCTTCTGGAACTCCTTAGTCATACCAGCCCACGTCTTACCTGACATGTTATCACGGGTAGATTTGGAGATCTCTAAGTCGAAAGCTTCCGCAGTTGAGTTCTTCAATGATCGTGGTAAACCCACAGCAGCAGCCATGTCAGCAGTGCAGTGCCATTCGGCGGGTTCTACTTTAGGCCACCAACCATAGTTGATGCCGTAGAGGTAAAGCGTTTCATCAAATGATGCGTTATGGGACAGGACAATATTGCCGTTAAGCATTGGCCAGTCAAAATTTTCAGGGTGGCCAACCCATTCGTATCCATCATCACCAACGACGCTCACCATATAAGCATCGAAGTCGTAATGGGAAAAATATCCTAAGGGGCCGAGCTTTCGGATAGAACAATGCTTGTCGTAGTATGTTTCAAAATCTAATGCGTATGTAATCATATTGGTTTATTTGTGAGCAGAAAAAGCCCGTCGCAAAGGAAATTTGAAAAAACTCTGCGACGAGCTTGCTTTCTAACTACTAGTATTACGATTCCAAATCTAATTCGGGCTGCTCACCAGTAACATGCTGGAGTGCTTCCCGAACTACCCTCAACTTTCTCAAGTTGGCTCCGACTTGGGAGAGCTGATCCTCGACTTCAGCGATCATGCCGTCGAGCATCGTGATCTCTTCGAGAAGGAGATCGCGGGTTTTTTGTTCTTTCTCTTCGTCAGTCATAACTAAGCTCCGAGAAAGTTTTTAACAAAGGCGGTGAC